GGTGGCTCACCCAATACAACAAGTCGTGCGGCGTCCTGATCCCCCCGGACCGGGACCATTGCCGGTTCCATTCACGGCGCTCCCGCGAGCGGTCCACATCGCGCAACACCTGACCGTCATGCCGGCAACCGGCTTGACGACTCACAACGGCGACATCCAACGGCTGTTCGCGTCCCTGATCGAACCCGGCACCCTGAACGACGTTGCGCGCCGGCTCCATTGGTCCCGGCGGATGGTGGAGTACGCGACCGTCCGCTACATCGAACCGGTGATGCCGTGCGAGGCGATCCCGGCGAACGGGAACGCGTTGGCGTTGCGGCGCCTTGAGTGGTTGCGGATCGCTTACTCGATCGATCCCTGTTGGTGCGAGCGGCTGTGGTGAAGCTCGCCGAGGCGATCGCCATCCCGATCGCGCGCCACCAATGGAACGCGGTCGCGATGCGTTGTGCCTGTGGGTACAACGCCGAACCGTTCACGGCGGCGGCGTTCTACGCGCACCAAGCCGGCGCAATTGCGGCCGATCCGGCGTTGCGACCGTTCGTCCTGCTCCCGCCGGAAGCGTTGGACGTGGACACCTTCCTCAAGGGACTCGACAGCGCGAACCACTCGGAGCAATCGCGCCGGGATTGGGTGGACCTGTTCTACCGGTCGATGCTGTTCAGCATGGGAGCGACGGAATGACGCGATACGCGGAGGGGACGACGGTCACGGTTGAGAACAGCCGAGGCGAAATCACCGGCATCCTCGCGAAGCACGGCGTGGAACGGATGGCGTGGGGGACCGGGCCGGAAGGGGACCGGTTGGAATTCCAACTCGGCGGCCGGCACTACCGGTTCGAAATCGCGAAGCCAACCGAGGCGGACGTCCAAGCGATGTGGCGCAAGGACGGGAAGGGCGTCTACCGCGTCACCGATTGGGGACCGAAGGTGGCCGCGGAGTGGCGCCGGCGGTGGCGCGCGAACGTCCTGCTAATCAAGGCGAAGTTGGAGTTTGCCGAGGGCGGCGACACGACGCTTGAGCGGGAATTCCTCCCGTACATGATCGTCGCCGGCGGGACCACGCTCGGCGATTGGATCAACACCACACAGGGCGCGAAGCTGTTGGCGGCCGGCTCATGAACGATCGCAAGACGTACATCGGATCGAGCGATGCGGCCATGGTGGCGGACCTGTCGCCGTACGGCTCGCCACTCAAGGTGTGGAACCGGCTCGTTGGGATCGATGATCCGCCGGAACAGTCGTTGCGGATGTACCTCGGCGAAGTGTTGGAACCGTCCGTGGTCACGCTGTATGAGGCGCGGACCGGGCGATCGCCGGCGGTCATCATCGAAGGACACCCGAACGACACGGAACCGATCCGATCGGCGGAATTCCCGTTCATTGGGGCGCACCCGGACCGGGATCACTTGGAAATCAAGACGCAAACCGGCGGGCGCGAGTGGGGCGAAGATGAGTCCACCGTGACGCTCGCGTCCATGACGATCCCCCTTCACGTGTTCGTTCAGGTTCAGCACATCGAATTCGTCATGGAGTGGGACACCATGGACGTCGCGGCGTGGCTGCTCCCGGACGACTTCCGCCGGTACATCGTCCCTCGCGACGAAACCGTTGTGTCCGCGTTAGTGGCGGCCGAAGTCGAATTGTGGGAGGACGCGCAGTCCGGCCGGGTGCCGGCGAAGTCCGACCCGGAGTCCCGCAAGGCGTATCTCCGGTCGCGGTTCCCGGTCGAACGCGAGCCGGATCGCGCGGCCACTCCGGAGGAATTGGCGTTGGTCGCGGAGTGGCGCGCGGCGAAACGCCTACTCGCCGAAGCCGAGGACGCGGAGGCGTTGGCCGGCGACATCGTGCGTGAGGCGATCGGGCCGGCGGCCGGGTTCACAGGCGTTGTGACGTACCACGCGCAAACGCGCCGGACGATCGACGCGGACAAGTTGCGGGCGGAATTGCGGAGGATCGATCGGCTCGACATCCTTGATAGAGTCCGGAAGGCGAGCACGTTCCGCGTGTTGCGGATGATCGGATCGGAGGATGGTGATGGCGAAGCGTGAGGCGGCGTCGGGCGCCTTGGAATTCCCGTACGACGGCGGGTGGGATGGCGCGGTGAAGCGTGGGGACGTGTCCGACGCGCTCGACACGGCGCACCCGATCGCGACGCGCGCCGTTGGCAACCTCGCGCCTGTGTACGTGACGCGGCGGTGGGCGGAGGCTCGCCTACGTGTCGTGAACATGCCGTACACGGACCGTGGGTTCGGCAAGGTCGATCCGCTGTCCGGCACGCTCGCGCGGCTCGACGCCGGCGAAGTCGTCCACGGACCGACCGCGGCCTATTGGCGGCCGGACCTCAATGAGACGGGTTGGAAGTCCGAACCGTCAACGGGCGGGTGGCCGGCATGACCGACGTCCGGTCCTTGGTGGCGGCACCCACCAACCCGCGCGAACAGTACGCGGCGATCGAGGCGGAAGTGAAGGCGCGCGAGGACCGGATCGTGGCGTCCTTGGCGTCCACGATCCCGCGCGAGCGGTTCCTAGCGGTTGCGCTCCAAGGCGTGATGCGATCGCCGAAGCTGTTGAATTGCACGCCGGCATCCATCGTCCGCGCGCTGATCGACGCGGCGGAATTGGGCCTAGAACCATCGGGCCTCATGGGATCGGCGTATCTCGTCCCCTACCGGAACAAGAAAACGCGCCGGGATGAGGCGAAGTTGATCCCCGGATACCGCGGGCTGATCGGCCTTGCGCGCCGGTCGGGGGAAGTCCGGACCGTGGAAGCACAAATGGTCCGCGAGCGGGACGTGTTCGACTACGCGTACGGGACCAACAAGTTTCTCGATCATCGGCCGTACCTCAACCGGGACGGCGCGCGTGGGGAGGACTCGATTGACGAACGCGGCGAGACGGTCCCCGGCCGGCTGCTCGACGGGGGGCGCTACATAGCGGCGTACGCCATCGCGGTCCTGTCCACAGGCGAACCGCAATTCCACGTGATGTCCATCGATCAAGTGGACGCGATCCGCCGGCGATCGAAGGCGGCGGACGACGGGCCGTGGGTGACGGACTATCCGGAAATGGGGCGCAAGACGCCAACCCGGAACCTTCTCAAGTACCTCCCGCTGTCCGTGGTGGAATTGACGCGGGCGTTGGAATTGGAGGATGAAGCCGAGGGCGAAGCGGTCAAGGTCCGCGATGTCTCGCCGGCACGGAAGCAACTCGCGGGCGCGCTCGGCATCCCAACGGAGGCGCCGGCGGCCGAACCGGATGAGGGTGACGACGCGGAAGCGGACGACGCCGAGGAAGGGAGCGAAACGGATGACGAAACGGACGGCTGAACAGGCGTTGCGCGACGAACGCGCGAAGCTGCTCAAGGATCAATCCGCGTGGGAGGCTCGCGCGGAACGGGCGGAAGCCACGTCCACCCTGTACGCCAACCGGGCCGACACGGCGAACAAGGCCGTTCGGGAAATCGGAAACCACATCGCGCGGATCGAAGCCGCGTTGTCGAACCTCGGGGCGGAATTGGGCGATGACGACGCCGAGGACGTACGTCCCGCACAACCGGAACCCTGACGGATGCTCATGGTTGGAACCGTCCAACCGGGGCGACTTGGACTGTGGGGCGAAACCGGTGGAGTGGGTGTCGATCTACGGCGCGCGGCGCTGTCGCCGGCACGCTCCGCCACCGGGCGCGGCGGGATGGCGTGAGGCGGTCCCCGATCCGACGCAAGCCACACCCTGATCCGGTCACGCCGGACGTTGCCAACACGGTCCTCGCGCGCGATGGCGTGTGCGTTGCCTCCAAGCTCGATCCGTTCCACCGGTGCCGTGATCGGTGGGGGAACGACATCGATCCGCGGCAATTGGACCGGATGACGCTCGATCACGTCCGCGATCACGCGATGATGGGGAAGCGCGCACCGTCCGATCCGGCGCACTTGGTGACGCTGTGTTGGTACGCGCACCTGAACACCAATTGGGCGACTTCGCACCGGGCGGAATTGCGGGAGTACCTTGAGGCGGCGAACCGGTGATACGATCCGGTCGCGCGCGCAGAACGTCGAAACGGTCCCGATGTGACAGGCGTTCAGGGTGTGTGGTTGGTAGCCTGACCGGCAACGGTAACGTGGCTCACTTGCCTCCGACCCGATCGGCGCGCCGGGACTCATAAGATCGAACGGAGGACGCATGGACAGGGCGATCGTGGCATCCGAGGCGTGGGAATTCGCGTTGGCGTGGGATGACCTCATGGACGCCATCCCCGATCGCGAGCGGTGGCCGCAAGTACGGATCACGCTCCGCCGGAAAACCGGTCAAGTGATGTGTGCTGTCGAACGCGTCCAACGCACCGGGCGCACGCCGGCGGAGGCGGTGCGGAACGTGGCGGCCGCGCTCCGTGCCTGAACGCGTGTTCGTGATGCCGCTGTGATCCGGATCGACACGAACGTGAAGCTCGCCACGTTCGGCGTGCTGATGTTTTGGTTCGGCGTCGTCATCGGATTGGTGATCGCGCGATGATCGTCCTCGCGATCGATCCCGGTCCGACGCGCTCGGCGTGGTGCCTGTACGGGCCGGGGACCGAGGCGTTGGACTTCGGCACCGAGGACAACCCGGTGATCCTCGCGGAGTCCCTGTCACGGTACGTGGTCGATTGCGTGGTGATCGAGAAAGTGGAGTCCTTCGGGATGGCCGTGGGCGCGGAAGTGTTTGAGACTGTCTTTTGGTCCGGGCGCTTCGCCGAACGTGCGTCCATGGTCGGACTCCGGGTGGACCGGATCGGCCGGAAGGCGGTCAAGTTGCACCTGTGCGGCACCCACCGGGCGAAGGACCCGAACATCCGACAGGCGTTGGTCGATCGCTTCGGAGACAAGGGCACCAAGGCGCATCCGGGTTTCCTGTACGGCGTAAGCGGGGACGTGTGGTCCGCGCTCGCCGTGGCTGTCACATGGACTGACAAGGAAGGGAGCGAACGCGATGGCGGCAAACCTCAAGCCGGTTGAGCAATTGGGCATGGACGAACGCGATGAGGACAACCCGGCCTTGGAAGCCAAACTCACGGCGTGGTCGGAATTGCGCGACACGGCATCCCTCGCGCGTGCGGCCGCGAACCGCGCCAAGGCGTCCCTCATGGACGAATTGGACGCGCTCGACATCGGGATCGGTGCCGCGGTGCGGATCGGGAAGTGGCGGATCGCGCGGACCATGCGCGCCGGCCGAGACGTGGAATTCCACACGGACGCCAAGGAAGCGTTGTCGATCAAGCTGATCGAGGACTGACGCCGTGGCGCTCGATCCGTGGCGGGATTGGGTGGCGGCCGGGTGGACGCAAGTCAAGGGAACGCCGCACGACACCGGCCGATGCCGATCGTGCGGCCAACTCATCCTGTGGGTGACGACGCCGGCCGGCAAACACGCGCCGTACAACCGGGACGGGATCAGCCACTTCGCGACCTGTCCGGACGCTCCGCGGTGGCGGAAGCGTAGTACCGTCGCCGGCGCCGGATAGGCCGAACGTACGGCTTGGATCGTGGCGCCGATCCTGTAGTGTTCACCTTGCGATCGATCACTGATCGCAACGATCGAAACCGGAGGGCATACCTTCAATCCCGCGCAAGCGGGCCGCCAAACTAGGGCGAGACGACACGCACGGAGGGCCGCAAGGTCGCAGGAGCGTTAGCAGTCCCGAAACGGCGCGGAGGGCGTACCGGTCCCTCCGGGGCGATCGCTCCCGATCGAACAGGAGTCACCCAATGAAATTCCACAAGGGTCCGGCCGGCACGTACCGTTTCACCGTTGACGGCGAGACGTACCTTGCGGTCCGGAATGAAGCCGGGTTCGCCGGCCGACAGTGGGAGTTGTGGAAGGTCGAAGCGGAACGCTCGTTCATGCTCGATGACCACTTCGCAACCCGCGCGGCCGTTGTCGGCTCCGTCATGGCAACCAAGGCACGGCGCGCGCGAATTGCGGCGTTCGTGGGCCGGCTGCAATTGGCGCAAGAGTTGGTAGCGGACGGCACGTGCAAGACGATCGATGAGGCGTCCGCGCTCGTTGACCGGATCGCCGAGGACAAGCGCGCTCGACCCGCACAGTACCAACCGATCTAGGACGAACGTACGGCTTGCGCCTCCCTCACCGGAGGCGCATCCTTCACCTGTGATCGACACCCGATCACGAACGATCGAACAGGAGACACCCGAACAATGAACGCTCCCATCGCCAAGTCCAACGACGTCCTTCGGCTCGACGCGCGATCCTTCGCGCAGAACGAACCCGGCGACGCGCAGTTGCTCGCATGGCCGAACAGCGTGGACCCGCTGATGTGCTCCGTGGTCGTCAACCATCTTGGCGACAACTTCTCAAGCTCAATGGCGGTCATCACCCGCGAACAGGCGGCCGCGCTCCGCGATCACCTGACCGACTTCCTTGAGGGGAACATCTAGGACCCACCCGGACCAACGTACGGGTTGCGCCACTCGCGAGGGTGGCGCACTCTCATTCCACACCCGATCGAACAGGAGACACCCGATGATCGACACGACAACCGACAACCGCGATCCCTCAACGTGGGGATGGGCGATGCCGGCACAGACTCCGCACTATCCGTCCACGGCCGAATTGGCGGCCATGCGGTATCGGATCAGCCCGGACGCGATCGATTGCGCCGGGTGGTCCCCGAACGATGGCGCGCGCCGGTACGAATTGGAGTCCGGCATCGGACAGCGTGGATACGATCCCGCGGCCGGCGCCTACTCCCTCCCGGACCTCGCGGACATGCGAGCGGCGGCAAACCGGATGCGCCAAGCGGCGGCCTCGCGGCCGTGTCGTTGGTGCGGCGGGGACCTCCACGCTCCGCGTCACAACTTCGGAAGCGGCGCGAGTGCTCCGCACAATTACGACCCGGCACCCGTCGTTCGCATCCCGGATGAGGACTTCGGGCCGGTGCTCAACCCGGACGGCACGCCAACGGACTTCACCGTTGAAATGCTCACCGGCCGGAAACCCGATCGAACACAGGAGGCATGAATGGCAACGCGTGAACCGCGGCGGACGGAATTCCGCTTGCGGTGGCACCACGAACGAACACCGGACGGCACGCCGAAATGGTGGGCCGACATGGGCGGGATGAACGTCGCCGAGACGTATTGCACCGGCCGGCCGGGGATCGACAACTATCCGTGGGATTGGTTCCTCACGGACAACGGACACGGCGTCGCCGTGGCGAACGCTCGCACCGGTGGCGTGGCTGACACGCTCCGGTCCGTGAAGTCGTACGTGGACGCGGCGCTCCGTCCCGTCAACCGATCGACACAGGAGGCATGACATGGTGGAAGTACCGGACGCGATCGCGGATGACGAAACCGACGCCATCCGAGACGCGGCGCGCGCAACCGGGCGCGTGCTGTTCATTCAACTCCGCAAGGCGCACAAGGACCTGACCGCGAAGTTGGCGCAAGCCACGTTCCTCGCGAAATTCGCGAGCGTTGACAACGTGGACATGGACACGCTCCGCGCGCTCGCCGAGGCGGCTATGGAAGCCGGCAAGGCGGCCGCAATGCTCGGCATCGTGACCGAGGCAACCAAGGCAATCGACCGCGGCGAGGACCCGAAAGTGGACTTTGGCGCGATCGGCAACCCAACGCCGGCGGGACTTCCTAACTAGGACGAACGTACGGCTTGGAAGCTGCTCGGATCGGGTGTACGTTCCTCACGGATCGGCACCCGATCCACTCGATCGAACAGGAGACATCCCGATGACAACCGTCGCGCAATTGGTCAAGGTCGGTTTCCCCCGGCCGGCGGCCGAACGCGTCGTGAAGCAAGACAAGATCGCGGCTCGCCTGTACGCCAAGGACCCGTCGTTGGGGATCACGGCGCACATCATGGCCGGCGATCAACTGTCCGCGCAGGAGCGGTTGCGGCAATTCCGCGCCGGCGAAATGACAGCGGAACAAGCCGTGTTCCTGACCGGTTCGTACGCTCGCGTGAAGCTCGCACATGACCTGTGGCGCGAGGGCGCGTTGTCGGACGAATGGATCGTCCGGAACCTGTGTCACCTGTGGCGCGGGGCGGACCCGGACGACACGGACCCGCGGTTCCTGTCCATGTGGAAGCGGGCGCGGACGCTCAAGGGGCGCTACCTCCGAGACGGCAAGGGATTGCCGCGGTCGAAGGTCCTGACCGTCTACCGGGGACAGGACGCCGGCACCAAGCCGGGGATCGCGTGGTCGTTGGACAAGGGCATCGCGGAGAAATTCGCGAACGGCGCGGCGCTCCGACAGCGGGGACGCGATGGCGAAATCCTCGTTGCTCGGATCAACCGGGACGCCGTGCTCGGATACAACACCGGGCGGGGCGAGTCGGAAGTGGTGTGGGACCCGTTTGACGACAAGGCGTTGGCCGAATGACGCGCCTTGTGATCCCACTCGACGCCGTTCCGGAGGACGCCTATGCCGTCCCTCAATGCCAAGCGGAAGTCCGCGGGCGATGGCGGTGGGACATCCACCAATGTCCGTGGCGCGGCCGGTGGGGCGTGGCCGGCGCTCGGCTGTGCGGCCACCACGCCAAGCTCGGTGAAGTCGAATTGATCGGAGGCAACCAATGATCCTGTTGTGGCTGTGGCTGATCGCCACCTTCGCAATCGCCGGGAAGCTCGCGCAATCGTCCCGGCCGGCAAGGCGCCGGCTCGGATGGACCTTCCTCGGCTTCGCGCTCGTCGTCGGGTGGCTGATCGCTTCCTGACGTTGGTACTACGCAACGCCGGACGATCGTACGGGTTCCCGTCGCGACGCCGGCGTTGTAGTCTTAGGGCGTGGTCCCCTTGGGCCACGACGATCGGAAACGGAGGCGACCCTTGGACACATTCGACCGGATCATCGGATCGATGGATGGCATCCCCGGCGTTCACAAGACGCGGCCAACCACGATCGCGACCGTCCAACCCATGCTCGGCAATTCGTCGGCGCACGTCGTCCAAACGTATTCGACCGAGGAAGGGTTGTACGTGTTCATTCAGCAAGTCGGCGCGGAAGGCTCCGTGCGGATGGTGCTCCCGCCGAAGGTCGCCGAGGCGATCTACCGGCAGCGGGACGCCGTGGTCAAGGTGGGGCGCAAGTCCCGCGCTCGACAGCGGTGGGCCGACATGGACCCGGACGTCAAGGCGGAGCGGATCGCGGCGGCGCGGGAACGGCTCGCCAAGTCTCGGCGGAAGCCGAAGGCGTAGTGGCCGGCGCGCTCGCGCTCGCGTTGGGACCGTTGGCGATGTGCCTCGCGGCCGGCGCGCTTGAGTGGTGGATCGGGCGCCGTGGGGGCGGCGTCCGGTTCCGCGATCGAAGGGGACGACGGTGACTCACGAATATCCGGGAACGACTAACTACGGGATCACGACAACGCGCACGTTCGACCGTGGCGTTGAGATTGCGACGGCGGAGACATGGACACTACAGCGCGAATTGGCGTACACGATCGAGCGGATCGCCGATGGTATGCGCGTGTGTGGGATCGGCTATCCGGACCCGCGGTACGACACCGTTCGGGCGATCACGGTGGAATTGGTGAAGCGGGGCGCGGCGCTCCGGTGAATGACCGGTGCAAGGTGGACGGGTCCCTCATGGCGTTCCGGACCGTCACCATCCGAGGCGTCACGTGGACCGGGCGCGTGTGTCCGGTGTGTGGCTCCGGGTGGGCCTCGGACGCGAAGGGCGACGCCATGCTGTTCCGGGACACGTCCGCGCGGCAAGACTCGATCGTCAAGGGAGTCCGCAAGGTGACGATGCCGATCGGGTGGTGGGCCGTGTGGGACCGGGTGACACGGTGGACGCGGTGACGTTGGTCGCGGCCGGCGTGGTCGCGTTCCTGTTGCTCGGCGTGGTGGAATTCCTGCTCGCGGCCGGGATCGCCAAGGCGCGCGGGCGATGGTGAAAACGCTGCAACTCCAACGGGCCGTCACGCCGGAACACGTCGCGCGCTACCGGGGCGGCGTGCTTGCCGCGTTCAGGTTGGAACGGCGGATCGCGTTGGAAACCATGGCGCGCCAAGTCGGGTGGCGCCGGCGCGTGTTCAAGACGTGGGCGCTCGGCAAGCCGCGGGTGAAGTGGCATCGGGACTCCGTGTCGGGTTGGTACGTGGTCCGGATCACACAGGACGTGGAGACAGTCGCCGAGGCGCGCGGGACGTGACGTCGCCGGCGACGCGACACACGCGAGGCGGTCATCCGCGCGGCGGCCGGCGGCAATTCCACCGGCACCGGTTCGACCAACGGTCCGTCCACATGCTCGGGGGAGCGATCGGCATGGCGGGCCATCGTCCCTTCATGGCCGGCGGGAACAGCGTGTGGGCGTGGTGCGAGTGTGGCCGTGTCGCGCCGGTCCGGTGGGAACGCGCGGTGCGTCCGGGGGACACTCCCGTCATGGTGTCCGAGTGATGGCGGCCACTCTTGAGTCCCCGGAGGATCGCCGGCGCCAAAAGGTTGTCGCGGCGCGGATATGCAACCGCACCGATTGGAACGTGGCGATCGCCAAGCAATTCGGCGAAGTGGACTTCCGGTTCAAGGTGGACGGCGAAATCGTGGCGTTCGCCGAGTTGAAATGCCGGCCGAAAGATCGGTGGGCGACTCGCGGCCGTGCGTGCCTGTTCGTGTCCAACCGGAAACTCAAGTCCCTCCGGGATCGGTTGCGGCCGGGACCGTACGACGTCGGGTTGGTGTCCCTGCTCGCGGTGTGGCAATTGATCGACGTGATGGTGTGGGCGGATGTGCGGATCACGGACGGTTGCGAGCCTCACATCGTCACGCGGACTACAGCGCGCGCAAACGGCGAGCGTGGTGTCCACGATCGCGAGCCGGGTGTCCTGATCCCGGCGCATTGGGTGGAGACGATCGGGCCGGGGATGGACTTCGCGGCCGTGGATGCGTTGGCCGATGAGGACGTGGAAGCCTATATCCGGGCGAACCCGTAATGGATTGGGCCGTGGTGATCGTGGTTGTGGTCGCGTTCCTCGCGGGTGGCTTGGTGGGGATGTGGTGGACGGTGGCGTGGCTCAAGCGGAAGCTACGGGGCGCGGTGGACGCGGGCATCCTCACCGATGACGACCTCCGCCGGCTCGATCGGTACTTCCGGGTGGACTGAACGCTCGCGCTCAAGTGATACGCTCCGCAACGTGACACGCGCGCACACGAAATCGCCGGAATTGGAGGCGGCCGTACTCGCCGGCATCGAAGCCGGGTTGACGCAAACGGACGCGGCACAGGCGGCGGGAATTCACCGGATCACCCTGTATCGGTGGAAAACCGAGGATGAGGACTTCGCCGATCGGCTCGCCATGGCGGAGTCCACGGCGAAGCAAACGTTGACGGCTGTGATCGTGGCGGCGGCGCAAGCTCGGCTCCCTCAGTCATGGAACGCGGCCGCATGGTTGCTTGAGCGGCGTTGGCCGGATCAGTACGGACCGAAGGCGCGGATGGAAATCAGCGTTGACGTTCGACAGGAGGCGGAGCGATTGGCGGCCGAACACGGCTTGAGCGTTGACGATGTGCTCGCCGAGGCGGACACGATCGTCCGGGAACACGCCGGCACCAAGTAGGGGCGCGGCACATGCCGGCGTACACCATGCTCGGCCGGATTGCGCCGGACTCAGCAACCGAGGCGGTACGGCTCGCGGTCCTTCGCCTACGCATGGCGGCCGTGGTGCGCGAGGCGGCGCCGTGGTTGCCGTTGCCTCACCAAGTCCCTCCCGATGGCGACGATTGGGGCGCGTGGGTGCTCATGGGCGGGCGCGGTTCCGGCAAGACTGACGCCGGCTCGCACGCTGTGAACCAACACGCCGAGTCCACGCCGTGTCTCCCCGGTCCTGTCCCTCACCGGATGGCGATCATTTCCACCACGCATGACGACGCCGTGGACACGTGCGTCCGAGGCGAGTCCGGCATCCTTCGCGCCGATCCTCGCGTCCGGTTCCGTCCGGGATCGAGCCTGTTCGCGGACCTGTCGTGGCCGAACGGAGCGGAAGCCAACCTATTCGGCACGTTCGTCCCGGAGGACGTCGAACGGTTCCGCGGTCCGCAACACTGTTTCTATTGGGCGGACGAATTGGCGGCGTGGCGCAAGTTGGACGATGCGTGGGACATGATCGAATTCGGGTTGCGGCTCGGGCCTCACCCGCGCGGCGTAATCACCACGACGCCGAAGCTACGCAAGCGGTTCATTGAAATCATGAAGCGGGCGGACACGATCGTCACGCACGCCAAACTCAGTGACAACCCGCACCTTGACGCCAAGCGGCGCGCGAAGCTGTATGAGCGGTACGGCGGGACGCAACTCGGCCGGCAGGAATTGGACGCGGAATTGATCGATGACATCGAAGGCGCGTTGTGGCGTCGGGCGATGATCGAACAGGCGCGGCGGACAGTGGCGCCGGAATTGCGCCGTATTGTGGTTTCCGTTGATCCTGCTGTAACGTCCGGCGATGGGAGCGACGAGACAGGCATAATCGTTGCCGGTGTGGATGCGAGGGACCCGTCACATGGCTACGTCCTCGCGGACCTATCGGGCCGGTACGCGCCGATCGATTGGGCGCGGCGTGCTGTGGACGCGTACCACACGTTCAAGGCGGATCGAGTGGTGGCCGAAGTGAACAACGGAGGCGACATGGTGGAAGCCACATTGCGAGCCGTCGATCCCTCGGTTGCGTACCGTGCGGTCCGGGCCTCGCGTGGGAAGGCGGTCCGCGCCGAACCTGTGGCGGCCATGTACGAACAGGCGCGCATCCACCACATCGGCGCCTATCCGGAATTGGAAGATCAGCAATGCACGTGGCTCCCCGGCTCGGATGACAAGTCGCCGGACCGCATGGACGCGATGGTGTGGGCCTTCCACGAATTGCTCATCCCCACCGAGGCGAACCCTTGGCAGGGCATGAAGTCCGCCGGCGGAGTGGCGTGAACCTCCGAGGCGTCACGATCGACCTACGGGAAGCGGCGTTCGCGTTGCTCGTCACAGGGGCGGCGATGACGCCGTGGCCGTGGCTCGCGCTGATCGTGGCCGGCGCGTACTTCGCGGTCCTCGCGTTCGTCGCCGATCGCACCACGCCAACAACCGGAACGGAAGGTGAACCGTGAGTCTCCATGTCCCCGTCCCGGTTCGGGCGCCTGTCGCAATTGCGCCGGCGGCCGCGGTGAAGGCCGGTCCGGTTGGTCCGGGTGCCGGCGTACTGATGACCGAGTACCTACTTCCGACGATCCTTGGCACCGAACCACAACAGCGGATGCAACGGGCGCTCAAGATCGGGACCGAAGTCGATTGGGTGCGGGCGGCGGAGCGGATCATTTCCGGCAAGGTGGCGGGCGCGGATTGGCACCTTGAGGACCCGGACGCGAACACGATCAACGATGACGATTGGCAGGACTCGCCGGCTTACAACCCGTTGGCGCTCGACGCCTTGCACCTGTTGGAGTCACCACAGGCGGACCTACCAATCAGCGGCGTCGGCGGAATTGGGCGACGGCAAACGCGCCGGCAGCAAATGGGGATCACGTCACGCCACATGGGCCTCGCGGGACAGGGCGCGTGGTTCCTCGACAACCTTGACGGCAACGGCTGTCCGCACGCGATCCTCTACATCCGGCCGGATCGCCTGACGCCGGATTGCACCGACTCCGGGTTGCTCAAGTCGTGGTTGCTCGACAAGCGGCCGGGTGATCCGGGGACGCCACTCGATCCGGAGTCCGTCGTCCTGTTCCAACTCCAAATGCCGGATACCGGCATCTTCGCTCCGGGCCTGATCGAGTCATCCATGGCGAAGGCGCTGAACAACGGGTTGATCGATCGCCATTACTCGGCGCTGCTCGCGTCGGGCGGCCGGATCAGCGGCATCCTCATGCCGAAGGAAGGCCGGATCGATGACGACACGCTATACAACCAACTCGTCAAGGATTGGCGGAACATCACGGAGCAACCGGAGGCGGCGCGCCGGCTGCAAATCGTCCGCGCTCCGGTGGAATTCACGTCAACCGTTCAGTCGGTCGGCGAAATGCAAATCATCGACCTCATGTACCACAACAGGGACGCGCTGCTCGCGCTGTGGGGCGTCCCGCTGTCCATGCTCGGCGGCTCGACCTCAAGCGGCGGACTGAACAGCGGCGAAACCCGCAAGTACGATGAGGCGGCGTTGTGGCAGGGCGCCGTACACGACCGGCTCGTTGAAATCCGCGAGAACATCCAAAACGCGATCCTTGACCGGTGGGAGGACGCGATCGGGTGGGCGCCAACCCTGATCTTTGACGAACCCGAATTCGATGACGACGAACCCTCATTCAAGAAAGTCCAACTCTCGGCCGGCCTCCCGATGCGGAACAGTGAGCGGCGCGCGATCGTGGGCCTCGATCCCTTCGGCGATGAGGCGTTGGACAACCAAATCGTCCTCCCGGTGACGTTCGTTGAATTCGGCATGGCACCGAACCCGGACACAGGCGAAATCCCGGAGTCCGACCTTGAGGACGAAACGCCGGCGCCGATCCTCATCCAATCAGCGGATGGCGGCGTGATCCCGGCACAGGCGGGCGGCGTGGCGGCTCCCGCGGCCAACGTCCCGCCGGCGCCACCGAAGGGCATCACGCCGGCGGCGCTCGCACCCTCGGCGATGGCGGCACAGCGCGCGGCCGGCAAGGCGTCCCTCACGGCTCCCCGGCGTGGTCACGACATCGGCGCGGTGCGATTGCGCGAGCAAATGCAACGCCACGTCGAACCGCACGTGAAATCCGCTGTCCACAACGCGCTCCAAGATCAGCGGCGCGAAGTGTCTCGCCTGATCGAACGCAATTGGGAGACGATCAAACGCCATGGGCCGGCGGATGAGTCCCTGTGGTGGCCGAGTGCATCCCACCAAGACAAGCTGTTGGTGGACGCCTTGGAACCGGCGTTGGCCGGCATGGCGGAAGTCGTCCACGACCACATCCGCGACGCGCTCGACACACCCGCGATCGAATGACGCTCCGGGGCGGCGTCCCGCTGTATGAGGGCGGCGTCCGCGTCTCCGATCGCCAACGACAGGCGTACGTCCGGCACCTTCGCGCCAACGGACTCCCGGACCGAGGCGGCCACAGCGGCGCGGCGCATGGGATCGTGGCGAATGTCCTGCTCCGTGGCGCCGGCCGGGTCACGTCGGTCAATGAGGCGACGCGGCGGGAATTGCGCCGGCTGATCGCGACGGCGGTTGAACAAGGGCTATCCGCGGGGGAGGCGGGCGACTTGGTGCAAGCCGCAACCGGGTTCAGTGAGTACCGGGCGGAGCGGATCGCGCGAACCGAATTGATGTTCGCCTACAACCAAGCCGCGCTCGCGTCGTACGGCGCCTATGGTGTGCAACAAGTGGAGGCGATGGACGGCGACGACGATGAGGAATGTGCTGACCGCGACGGACAAGTGTTCACGGTGGATGAGGCGGCCGGCATCGAAGATCATCCCAACGGGACCCTCGATTGGATACCGATCACAAGCTCGATTGGAGGCTAGGTCATGGCGTCGTACACACTCATTGGCGCAATCACGGCGAGTCAGTCAGTCATCACGGTCGCGCCGGCGTGGATCAAGACGGGCGCGTATCCGTGCCTCATGAAATGCGAGTCCGAAGTCGTGGAAGTCACCGGCGGGGAGGGGACCGTGCTGTTGTCCGTCAACCGCGGCACCTACGGCACGGCGGCGGTGGTTCACGCGACCAACACGGCGATCGCGGACGCGACCGTCACGGTTAGCTAGGGCGGTGTGACATGGCGAAATCGAAGCCGGCAACGGCCGAAGGCAAGACGTCTCCGTCTCCGTGGTGGAAGGCGTGGCCGGACGAAATGAAGGCCGAACCGTTGACCACGGCGCAAATGGATCATTGGCTCGCGGGACAGCGCGCGCGGCGTGTGCTCGTCATCCCGTTCGGCGGTCCGCTACCGGGCGGCAAGGCCGGCCTTGACCTTGACGGCGACGCGTTCGACGCGGACACCGACCTGTACGGCGGGTTCCCGGCGCTCATGGAAACCCGCGAACGGTTGGTGGATTGGCACCACGACGGCGATCCGACAGGCGTCATGAAGGGCGCCGTGCTCGGGCGGATCGTCATGGATGAGGACCCTTCCGAGGACGGGTTGTGGGCGGACTTTTGGGCGAACGCCGGCGAGAAACGGCGGACCCTCATGGCGCAATTGGAAGCCAAGGGCGTCCCGCTGTACGGCTCGTCACAGGCGATCACGTCCGCGGTCCGCAAGTCCACCATGGCCGAGGGCGGCCGGCATATCGACGTGTGGCCGGTGATCCGACACACGATCACCACGTCCCCACAGAACACGTACGCCACGGTCCCGTCGATCAAGGCGATCCTGACCGGCGCAATCGAACCGGAAAACTCGTTGAGCGTTGGCGCAATTCACGCTGCTATGCTCGACATGGACGGTTCCGCACCTTGGACACCTGACCGCGCGGGCGGTGTGGGGAATGTCTCGGGGAATGTCGGCGACCTGACGCCAAGTCAAAAGGCACGCCTTGAGGCGGCGCTTGACGCGTTGGCGAAAGTCGTGCTCCCCTAGACAGGAGGACATCCCCGGTGGACGCCACCGACCTCGCGAACAACGGAACACCGCTTGAGCGGTACGCCGGCAACGTCGCGGCACAGCGGGTCATGCTCGCGCTCATGGCGCTCGGTTACTCCACGATGGAGGACGCCGGCGTGTTCATTGGCAAGCGTGGCAACGTCATTGTCGCGGCGCCGATCGCCGGCGGAGACGATGCGTCACTCGACGCGAAGATCGACACGCTATCCGATGCGATCCTCAAGCTCGCGGCAACGCGCAATGAGGCGGCCGCAACGGGTGACAAGGCGCGAGTCCTTGAGTCCGCGGACGCCACCAAGCAAATCGCGGATCAACTCGCGGAATTGACCACGCTTCGCGCCGAAAAGGCGGCGACAGCGGAAAAGGCGGCTCGCCAACAGGAAATCAATGAGGCGGTCAAGGCGGCACTCGCCGGCGTTCGACAGCCTTCCATGGCCGGCGTGATCGGCAACGGTCCCGCCACCACGCGCTCATTCTCGGAACGTGCCATGAAGGCATCGCCGATGCTCCAAGGCATCTTCGGCGAGGACTATGAGTCCGGTTCCTTCCTCCGGGCGCTGTCCGCGTACAAGGGCTACATGTCGGACGGGATCGACATCGAAGCGATCAACGCCGGCAAGGCTCGCCTCGCGGAATTGGGCGTCCTGTGGATGGGCGCGCCTGACCTGTCAACCGGCAAGGCAACCCTCGGAACGACGGGTGCGACGGGCGGCTACGTGCTCCCGAACAACCTTGTTGACTCCGTGGTGAAGCCGAAAACTCAGTCCGCGGTGTATCGGAACCTCGTCACCGTAATCAACGGTGTCGCGGTCCGAGGCATCGATCAGCCGTACCGACTCGGGGCACCGACGCGGATGACGGCGCAGGATTGGGGCGCCACCAAGGAAAACCTGAACGAAGCGTACGGTTCGTACACCGCGTCATTGGTCACGTTCGCGCGCATCTATGACGTCGGCAAGCAGTACCTTCGGTTCAGCGCAGGCGCGGCGGAGCGGGACGTCCTTGACGAACTCGCGAAGGCGGCGGACCTTGCGGAGAACTTCGAAATCATTGCGGGACCCGGCAGCGGCTCGGTTGGTGCCGGCGATGCGTGCCTCGGCGTTTACACGTCGTTGAACGCGACTCCCACCTTCCTCGGCTACAAGACGGCCTTCTCGGGCGCGTCACAGTCAACCGTCGCCGGTTCGCTCGCAACCGCGATCGCTCAGATGATGGGATCGCTTGCGGGTCGCAACCGGACGCCGAACGCCGTGATCGTGGACAGCACGACCTACTTCACGGCGCTCGCTCAGGGTTCCGATACGGCCGGCTTTTGGATCAACCCGGACGGTGGGCCGACAGGCTTCACCCGAACGGAGTCCGGCGGGATCGCCTTTTGGGGCGTCCCGATCTTCTATGACACGAACCTCGGCGCGAACGCCACCACAAAGATCGCCATCGGCGCGGAGTGGGACGCGTTCAAGCTGTATCGCGGCATGGAATTCCGGATCGACTCGTCGGACGTCGCCGGCACCCGATGGGATCAGAACCTCGTCGGCTTCCGCGGGGAAATGGAGCTTGGTTTCAACGCCGAGACTCCCGTCCACGTCGGAGCGGCGCAGTTGTATACGGCGGTAATCGCCTAGCATCCAACGGGGGACGCCGGTGCATCGGGCGTCCCCCAACTCATGCCGGCGGGTGACGTTCGCTCCCGATCCCGCCGGCGCCTATGGACAGGGAGCGAAATCACTGTGGGAGCGAACAGTGGAGACGCAACTTTGGCGCGGAAGTACGCCGCACGGACACCTGTCCACCTTCCTTGTCCGGTTGGGCACCAATGACGACTCGGTTGTGGGCGCGTCCAACCTCGGCGATGAGTACGGCATCCCCGAAGGACTGACCGGCTACGCGGCCGACATCGGCGCGCACATTGGCGCGGTCACGGTGCCACTCGCGCTCGACAACCCGGACCTCCACATCGTCGCGGTGGAAGCGGTCCCGGACAACGTGGACATCCTCCGCGAAAACCTCCGGTTGAACGGGCTGACGGATCGCGTCACCGTCGTCAACAAGGCGGCCGGCAAGGCGGGCACCACGTCCACCTGTCACTACGGGTACACGCACGACACGCGCGACTCGGACGGCTACGTGGCGGCGCACCGGTTCATTGGGAACACGTGGCAGGACCAAGCACAGCCGGCGTACGGCGGCGTCATGGAGACGTTCAGCCTTGAGGACCTGATCGCGATCGCCGGCGCGGACATCACGTGGCTCAAGATCGATTGCGAGGGATGCGAATGGGCGTTCCTCGACTCCCCGGCGCTCGATCGCGTGGCGCACATCATCGGGGAGTACCACGCCGGCCTGAACGGCTCGCCTGTGTTCCACCTTGATCCGGCGGCCGACATCCGCGCGCTGTTGGAGCGAACGCACCACATGACAGTCGGCACCGACGCCGGCGTTGGGCCGTTTGAGGCGGTGCGGCGGTGAAGGTCCTGTTGCTCACGGCGCACTCGATTGCCGAGTACGACGACCTCCGCATGTTCACGGACCTCGGGATCGACGTGTTCAGCATTGGCGCCTATTCGGACCCGTCCAATCCGGGCGACTCGTTGCGGCCGGCGCTACCCAACGCACCCGATCACCCGGAATTGCGCCAATTGGTGATCGAGTCCCGCGAGGCGCACCCGGCCGAGGAAGCCGAAATGCGGTGGGTGATCGATCCCGCCAAGGCGTACCTCCACCCGAAGATCATCGATTGGGCGGACGTGATCGTGTGCCATCACTTCCTCGATCGATGGATCGTCCCGCAATTCCACAAATTCGGTGACAAGGCCGTTGTGTGGCGCACGTGCGGACAGTCGGACCCGTCGTTGGAGTCCCTTATGGGGCGCTTCCGACCGCGGCTCAAGATCGTCCGCTACTCACCACGCGAGCGGATCGCGTTCACTCAGTGGGGCGCGTTCGCCGGCGAGGACGTCTTGATCCGGTTCGGCAAGTACCTATTCGCGGACTTCCCCGGTTGGATCGGTGACGGCGGCTACGTGGCGAACGTCACACAGAACATGGCCGGCCGGGGCGAAGCTGTCGGGCTGTCCTATTGGCTCGATCAGACACGCGGCCTCAACGCACAGCCGGCCGGACCCGGCTCGGAGCGGCTTCCGGGCGGCGTCGGCACCCTGTCGTATGACGGGCTGTTGGACTACCTTGTCCACGCCGGCGCGTACCTCTACACCGGCACGGCGCCGGCGTCCTACACCCTCGGCCTCATCGAAGCGATGGCCGTGGGCGTTCCAATCTCCACCATGCCGCGCGAGCGGTTCGCGGTCCCCGAATTGTGGGAGGCGGACACGCTCGTTGGTCCCTCGGCGGACGTCCCTGTGGCGCTGTGGTTGCAGAACAAACAGGCGGCGGCGGAGCACTCGCAACACATGACGACGGCGGCGAGCCGGCTATTCGACGTCGAAACGATCGGGCCTCAGTGGGTGGAATTCCTCGGCACCCTGTCATGAAGGTCCTGTGTGACGCCATCCACGCGGACTTGTGGGAGTCCTTGCGGATGCTGTTCGAAGGCCGGTTCGGGTGGGAAATGTACCGGCCGATCGGCATGGAATGGTGCGACTCCGGGATATGGCAATTCGACGTGGCGCGGATCGGCGACGCGGTGGCGCGGCAATTCCTCACGCCGTGGACGTCCGACCTTCACTCCGTGGACCTGATCGAGCGGACCGAACACACCTTGCGGAAGGACGACACGCATCCCGGCGAGTGGATACGGCTCGTCACCATGGAACAGGCGGCGGACCTCAAACCGGACCTTGTGATCGCCACACTCGCCGAGAACGAAATCGGCCTCGCACGGTGGGCGCGGGAGCACGGCGCGCACTACGGGATACAGGTTGGCAACCAAGGCGCGCCGAACCTGTGGCCGTTGGCGGAATTCGGCTTGCTGTCCGTCACCACACCCGGCTTCACACCGTGGAAACCACATGTGACCTACCGGCAGGAATTCGACCTCAAGCTGTTCTATCCGGACGGCGGCCTCGGCTCCCTGCTCATGCGGAACCTTGTGATGTCTCGCGTTCAATGCTTCCAAACGTCGCCGGATTACGCGCTGTTCCGGGCCACGGCCGAGGCGGTCCCCGAAGCAACGTTCCGGTGGTTCGGTCATTGCGAGCCAACCGATGACCTGTTCGGCGGCAACGCTCAGAACACGCCGGAAGTGGCGCGGGACATGCACCGGGCGCGGATCGCGTGGCACGCGAAGCGTTGGAGCGATGGGTACGGACACGTGATCCACAATTGGGCGGCGATCGGCCGGCCTGTGTTCGTCACCGGGGATTACTACGCGGACAAGCTCGCCGGTCCGCTGTTCACGGACGAAACGTCGTTCAACATCGAACGCATGGGCGCCGGCGACATCGCGGCGGCGGTCCGGATGCTCACCTTGGACGACGATCGGTGGGTTCGCATGTGCGACGCCATGGCCGATCGGTTCCGGGAAGTGGTGGACTTCGGCGCCGAGGCGGCCGCAATTCGCGCCATGCTCGACAACGTGCTGTCCGATCCGGTGCCGGCATGAGCAACCGGGCGCAACGGCGGGCGGATCGACGCGGCTTCCACATCGTGTCCGATCCGCAACGTGGGGGAATTCAGCCGGACTACCTTCCACCAACGGGCGGATTGCGGGTGCTGTTGCTCGGCGACACGGCCGGGACAGGGTTCGGAACCGTCACGCGTGACCTCGCGGTGGCGATGGTGCGGCGCGGGATCGACGTCCGGCTGTTGTCCATGAATGAGGACGCCGGGTTCGCCATCGATCCGTCATGGCCGGCGGAATTGATCCAACGGACCGTCCTGTTGGGCCTCCCGAATGGGTGGCTCGCCATGAAGGGGAACGACGCGGCCGAGATTGTCAAACGGGCGGTGGGCGTGTTCGCCGGCGCGACGATCCCCGGATGGGTGCCGGAAACGGTGCTGATCGTGTCGGATCATGCGTCCTTGGAAATGTCACCGTGGCCGAAGCTGATCCCGGAGCACTTGCCGGCGTGGAATTACGTCCCGATCGAAGGCGTGGACTTGCCTCCGTCGTGGGGGAAGCTGTGGGAGCGGGTCAAGCCGGTCGCGATGACCAACTTCGGCGCCGATCAAATCGAGCCGATCACCGGCGAGCGGCCGCCGATGGTGTACCACGGCGTGAACCCGGACGACTTTTGGCCGGTGTCCGGCGTCAAACCGTTAGTCATTCGCACCGATCGCGACCTCATTACGCTCCGGTCGCGGGCGGAATGTCGTGCCTTCCTCGGATGGCCGAAGGACGCAACGATCATGTTCCGGGCGGATCGGATGATGCCGCGCAAGGCGTTTCCGTCCATGTTCCGGGCGCTCGCGCCGATCCTCGCGACACGAAACGCGGTCCTGTTCCTTCACTGTCGGACGATCGATCAGGGCGGCAACCTGTGGCATGAGACGTCCAAGTATCCGGACTACATCCGCGAAAAGATCGGCAACACCGGGTTCCACGATCGCGCCGGCGGCGTGCCTCGGCAATTGCTGACGGCGATGTATAACGCGGCGGACCTGTATATCAGCACGTCCGCGGAAGGGTTCGGGTTGACCGTCGCCGAGTCCCTTGCGTGCGGGACGCCGGCTGTGGCGCTCGGTTACTCTAGCCTTCCGGAAGTGGTGGGACCGGCCGGCGTGTGTGTGGGCGACTTCGCGCTGATCGACAACATCTATTCGTACTTTTGGGCCATCCCGAAGGGCGACGGATACACACAGGCGGTTGACGCGTTGGTCACTGATCCGGCGGAGCGGCGGCGGCTCGGGGCGCTCGGTCCCGCGCACATCGCGCAATTCTCATGGGACACCGCGGCGGAGCAATTCGAAGCGATCCTATCCAACGCACCTGTTCCGGCGGCTCGGCCTGTGTCACCATCGCGGCGCATGGCGGCGATCGGCTTGGTGGAGGCGCGGACGTGAACTACATCGTGACGCCGGACGACGTTCGCGGCTACTTGGAATTGAACGGCTCCGCGTCCTCGCGCTATGACGACGCCACGATCGGAAGCAACATTTGGTTCGCTCAGTCCTACCTTGAGGCGGAGTGCCACCGGTGGTTCGCGGATCACCCGTCCGTCACGTGGGCGACAACGACGCTGCTACAGGCGCAAGTCCCGTTGCCGGGTTTCCGTTCCTTCGCGTCGGTCACGTGGGGCGGGACGATCATGTCGGTCGCGGTCCCCGGCGACGGCAACACATCGCCTTCCGCGTGGGGACTGTGGGAGCAATCACCGGGCGTTCAGGACGGGACACAACTCGTTGTCGGGTTGCAATTCCGACCTTGGCGCGTGGACAACGACCGGCCTTGGTACTACGCGGACGCGCTGTGGTGGGACAAGCTGTTGGACTCCCCGTTCTATCCGGGGAATTGGGGCGGCGGCTACGCGTGGACCTCAATGCCGAACGACCTTGTGATCGTCGGAGACGGTGGCTACGCACCCGGCACGGCACCGGTGGCGGTGTGGGGCGCGGTCCGGGCGCTCGCATCTTGGTACACCATGCGGCCGGCCGGCATGTTCGGGAACACGGCCGTTTCACCGGGTGGCGCGGCGATCGCGTACTCGGACCTCCCGCCGGAAGTGATCGAATTCGTGGCGGATTGGAAGATCGGTCAACAGGCGGCCGGCGTCGGATGAGCGGAATTCAGGGAACCGCGCAACTCATTCGGCGTATCCACGCGGTCGGCACCCTGTCCGGGCCTCACACCCTCAAGCTGTGGCAAGTCCGGACGGTCGAATTGGCGAAGCGGAACATCCAACCGCACCGTGTCACCGGCAACCTCGGCCGGACTATCCGTCCCGGCGCGATTACGCCAAGCAACGCCAAGGTGGAAGCCGGCGCGGATTACGCGTCATACGTGGAATTCGGCACCCGTCCACACATCATCGTCCCGCGGTACGCGAAGGTGCTCGCGTGGGGCGGCTCGCGCCGGCAAACAGGCTCCCTACGGTCCGGCTCCGAAGCCACCATGTTCGCGATGCGGGTCCACCATCCGGGGACGCGGCCGATCCCGTTCCTCGCGCCGGCGGCCGATCAAGCGGTGAAGGAAATCGGCGTCCAAGTGATCGAGACGGCATGGAATGAGGCGGCATGACGTACACGCCGGTCCTCCCGACTTCCTACCAATCCGACCGACAGGACCTCAACGACGCGTTGGAGGCGATCGTGGACGCCTTCATTCAGCAACAGTCCTACACGATCGGGCGGAAATTCCTGTCCGAAGTCCCGGACTCGTTCACCGGGGAAGGGCCGTTGATCGTCCTCGGCGACATCACGGAAACGCACACCTTCACCGATCAGACACACGCTCGCGTATTCGCCGGCGCTGTCTATTACATCGATTGGATCACCGATCGCGAGGCGTACAACAACCGGGTCAACGCGTTCGCGGACCACATGTCGGACCTGTTCGAAGTCAACCGATCGACCGTCAACGGGGCGGCCGTGCTCGCGCAAGTCTCGTTCCAAGAGGGCGAATTGCGCCAAGGGCAACTCATCTTCGGCGCTCCGCAATTGCTCTATGAGTACCGTGTCCGGCGCGGGGATCAGGGAGGCAACCCATGACCAACGTCCTATTCCTTGTGGTGATGGTGATCGCGTTCGCAATCACGGCGTTCGGGACGTACCGGCGGGACGCCGGGATCATCGGTGTCGGCGCGTTGGTCGCGTTCGGGGACCTCATCCTGTGGGTGTGGAAGCCGTGATCCTCCAAGGGCACTCGACACCGACTCCCGCAACCCACCATCACCATCCGCCGGCGAAGTCACCGAAGCCGGCGCACCCGACCACGCCGAAACCGGCGCATCCACAACATCACCCGGCGAGCACTCCGCCGGCGCATCATGGGAGGACACACCGCACAGGGAAATCCACGACTCACAAGTCAGCCTCGCGGAGCGAACCGAACGTCTACATAGGCGAAGGTGCGTGGTTGCCAATGGCAAGGCTCGGCATCATGCCGGCGCAGCACAGGAGCAACTAACGTGACCGTTGCGGCGATGCCCGGTAATGTCCGTTTCCGGGCCTTCCAACTCGGCAAGCAATCGACGTTCGGAACGCGCGTGGACGCGACGCGCCGGATGCCGTGGCGCTTCACTCCGACCGTCGATCCCCATTGGACGAACCCGGACGTTGACACCGGCACACTCGATCCGGCAATTCAGCCGTACCGGATGGCCGAGGACATCACCGGACAGGCGGTCGGTCCCCTAGCGGCGAACGACGCGCAAGCGTTGTGGGCCGGACTGCTCGTTGGCGGCGTGGCACCGTCCGCCGGCGTGTCCCCTTCCGAAACGTGGCAATTCTCGCCGGCGTCAACCTCGGCCGATGTGTACGAATTGCTGTCGGCGGAGTGGGGCGACGAAGTGACGGGCGATCAATTCGCCTATTACGACGGGATCGTGGATCAACTCCAACTCTCGTTCCCGCAGGACCTCGGACCGATCGCCATCACGGCGGACTTCCGGTTCGGTCAACTCGTCTACCCACACACCCGGCAGTCCCTCAACGTGGACGCGACGCCAACGTGGCTGTACGCGGCGGACACCACGCTCTACATGAACGACAACGCCGGCGCGATCGGCATCACTCCGATGGTGAATTCGATGCACGACGCGTCGATCACGATCGCGGCCAACAACGACGTCAAGCGGTTCGCGAACGGCTCCAACGCCAACTTCTCCGTGGCCGGCTACGGGCGCGGCGGGCGGACGATGGAAACCACGTTCACCTTCGCCAAGTCCACACAGGCGTTGCAGGAATTCGCGAATTGGCTGAACGCGGACCCGGTGGAGCGATACGTGGCGCTCGACACCACGTCCCGGACCCTGATCGGATCGAGCGGCGTCCACTACTCGCAACGCATCCGGTTTGCCGGCTTTTGGTTCACACGGTCCGAACAGGCGGTGGGTTCCAACTCGGCCGTTCAGTTGGTGTGTCACCACATCTACAACCCGGCCTTGGTGGCACCGATCGACGTCCGGGTCATCAACGCGGCGGCGTCACTGTTGCCGGCGGCGTAATTCACAGGGAGGGAAGGCGATGAGCGATAAGCCTGTCCGCGTGAACCTTGAGGACTGCCGATGTGCCGGCAGTCCTCATCATCACGATTGGGTTGACCTCGCACCCGATCCCACGGTGCAAATGGGCGCGGCTGTCGTGGCCGCGATCCGCAAGGTGGGCGACGATCCAACGTTGCTCACCGGGGAAATGGCGCGCGTCTACATGACGCAAGGCATCGTGGCGTGGTCCTTCCTTGACGATGAGGGCGAGCCGGTAGCGGTCCGACCGAACGCGATGGAGTGGCCGGCGCTCGTTGAAAAGTGGTTGCCGTGGTGGGAAGGCGGGATGACGGTCGCGGACGCGGCGGACACCCTGTATTCGTCCCGCATACTCCGACCCTTGCTCAACCGGACATCGAAGCAATCGCCGGGTGGGCCGATGGACGGATCGACATCAGTCACCCGCACTACATCGCCGAGGCACCCGAAGCCGTCGCGGCAATCCTCGCGCACCGACTCGGATGGGAAGCCGTCCGTGGACCCGGCACCCTAACCTACCGGGAGGCGATCCTTAGCTTGCAAGTGATGGCCGAGGAACGTGTTGGATCGATCATGAGGCGCGCCACCATGGAGGCGAAGGCGCGTGAGGATGCGGCGGCGGAAGCTGTCGCGGCTGTAGCACAGGCGATGAATGGCACTCACTGAAACCGCGCACCTAGTCGCCGAATTGGACCTCAAGGACAACCTGTCCGGCGCGGCGACGGCGGCCGAGGCGAACGTTGCCGGCATGGACAAGGCGGCCGTGTCCGCCGGCGCGTCCGTGGGGCGGCTGTCGGGTGTGGCGGAAAAGGCCGGCGGTGCCTTCACCCATTTCAAGGGCGCGGTTGGCGGGCTGCTATCCGGTCCACTCGGGTTCCTCGGCCTCGGCGCGTTGGTGGGCGGCGTGGGCGCGGCGTTCACCGAGTCCATTCAAAAGGCGAATGACCTCGGCTCCGAAACCGCGAAGCTGTCGGCGATCACCGGCGACTCCGCGGAGAACCTGTCGGCATACGTGGCGGTGCTCGACAAGTACCACATCAGCGCGCAAAAGGCGATCACGATGGCCGGGTTCGCGGAAAAGACGCTCGGCACAATTACGGCGACGCGCAAGTCCGCACTCGCGTTCGAAAAGCAATACGGAATTCAGGTTGAGGACTCCAAGGGGAAGGTTGTTTCGTTCAACACCCTTCTCATGGAAGTCGCCGATAACTACGCCACCAACAAAAACCGGGCGGAGGCGGCGGCGCTCGCGTCCAAGGTATTCGGCAAGTCGTACACCGACCTGATCCCGCTGTTGTCCAAGGGATCACAGGGCATCCGGGACGCGGAGGCGGCCGCCAAGGACCTCGGCCTGACGCTCACGACACAGAACGTGTCCGACCTCGCGGACTATCGCCACAACATGCACGACCTCAACGACGCGATCAGCGGCGTCGAATTGCAATTGGGCCTCAAGCTCGTTCCGCAAATCTCCAAGGTCGCGAAGGCCGTTTCCGATTGGCTCACGACGGGTGGATCGAAGCAACTCGGCACATTCTTTGACGGCATCGTGTCCGGCGCGGAAAAGGTCGGATCGTTCGTCACCGGCACCCTGATCCCCACGATCAAGACGTTCGCGAGCGTGGCCGAAGGCTTTTGGTCCCGCATCCCCGGACCACTCAAGGACCTCATCGTTGGCGGGTTGGTTGCCAACAAGACGGTCAAATTCCTGTTCGGGATCGACCTCGGCGGAATTGCCAAGGACGCGATCGGCGGCGCGCTCAAGGGACTACTCGGCGGCATCTTCCAACGCGGCGGGCCGGGAAACCCGATGTTCGTGACGGTGGAGGGCGGCCTTGGTGGCGGCCTCGGCGGCGGAGCGGTGGGCGCGGCGGAGTCCGCCGGCGGCGGGATCGGTTCGAAGCTCGTTAGTGCGGTTTCGATCCTCGGCGCGGTCGCGATCGCCGGCACGTCGATCTATCTCATGGCTCAACAATTCGGCACCTTCATGCAAACCAACGCACAGGCACAGGCGGACCTACAGGCGAAGGCGGACGCGGCACAACAGCAAACGGCGACGGACGCGTTGTCCAACCTCAAGAACCTCAACAACAAACTCGGCTCGTTGCAAGGCTTGGATCGCATCCTCGGCGACACCTTCGGCGGCAAACAGGAAGCCGACGCGTTGCAGAACCTCGCGGACTCCGTGACGCAAAACGGACACCTGACCACGGCGCAATTGACGGACGCGATCAGCACGCTCCAAGCCGCACAGGTTCAAGCACAGGCGCGCGGAGCAACCACAGTGTCGGACCACATCGGGACGGACATCGCGACGCTCCAAGCGCGCCTCGCGGCCGGCAACAACGCGCAAACCGGGCTGCTGTCCACGATCGCCAATCAGCCGACAACCGTCACGGTCAACACCACGACGAACGTCAACGCGACCTTGAGCACGCGCGACACGTCGGCGACGGCGCACGTTGCGAGCCGGTACGGGATGCAAGCGGTCTAACGCCGTGACGCTGTTTTTCTATTACGGGACCGGCGACCTCGGCAACACGGCCGTCCGGCTCGGCTCCGGGTTCACGTTCACGGAGGCGGCCGACAGCGGAACGTACGCCATGTCGCGCGTCCGGGTGGACGACGTGGCCGGCGCGCTCAACATCGTCGGACACCACGACTTCCGGGTGGCGGAGACGGCTTGCACGTCGTGGCCGACGCTGTTCAAGGGCTATTTCGCCGATCGCAACGTGGCGCGCGCGGACTCCCTGATCCTCGGCGCCGAACGCATTTGGGACGGGACCGTCTATGACCTGAACGCGGCGTTGCAATTCGAAATCTTCCGCGGGTCCTCATCCAACCGGCCGGCGGAGACGGACACGGCGCGGCTCGCGTGGGCGCTCGGCTCCGGGTTCACCGGGCCTATTTCCACCAACGGGGACGCCGTGTTCGGCGCCGGCGTCAATCTCGACAAACAGGACTATCGGGGGATGACGCTCGCGGACGTGCTGTCCGATTGCGCGCAAGTGTCCGGCAACAACTATTTCGTGGCGTGGGACCAAACCATCTTCGCGCCACGTCTCCACTATTACGACCCGTCGCGGGCGTACAACGACTGTTCACTCAAGATCAGCAACGTCGCGTCGGACGTCGATGGCTCGACGGTGTACGCACCCTCGCGGGACACCAAGCTCAATCGCGATCCGTCGCGGGTGTATTCGGGTGTGTATTACCGCTACGGCGACGGAAGCCAATCCGTCTACCGGACCGACGCCGGCGTGGAGGCGGCGATCGGTCACAAGCGCGAGACGTCATGGACGGACGTCACGCTGTCCTCATCCGCCAAGGCGGACGGGAAGGCGGACAAGTGGCTCGCCGAGGCGGCGTTGGAATTGGACAAGATCACAACGTCCTTGTTCAAGGTCCCGCGGGCGCTCGTCAACCTGTTCCGGGCGGGCCAACGTATCCAAGTCAAATTCACCCACCTTCCGGGTTACTCGTCCTACACGTACGTTCGCATCACCCGGCGGACGGTCCAACAGGACGGCGCGACACAGGACTTCTACCGGTTGGACTTGGAGCTAACCAACTATCCGAAACAGGGTGGATCGAAGGTCCGGCACCCGGCACCGAACGGCGACAACCCGAACGTCCCTTCCGCGCCGATCCTCAACGCGCCGGCGAGCACGTCCGTTCAATCGACCTCGGCAACGACACCGTGGGTGGAATTGTCCCCGTTGGGCGCGTCCCTTGTGTTCGCCAATGGCGCCGGGTGGGGCGCGGAAAACGTGGCGTGGCCGTTCACTCCGTGTGGTGTCGGCGCCGGCGCGTGGCGAAACCCGTTCCCGGCCGGTGGGTACTACGCGTTCACGGCGCCGGCGAACGTGGGACAGGTTGGCGCCAAGTTGCCGGCGTTCGGGCCGAACGCGACACACGGAAACGCGGTCGGGTGGAACGCGTACGTGTTCGTCGGCACGACGGTCCCCTACTCGGAGGACCCGGCGTTCTACGGGACGCCTGTCACGGACCTTCTCCAAGGCGATCAAGACGTGCTGATCCCCGGCGGCCTGATCCCATGGGGCGCGGACTTCTGTATCGTCGTGTTCCCGGCGTGGGCGGTGGACACAGGCGGCTACGTGTGCGCGATCGCCGGCGGCCAACGACCGGAGCAAACGGCGCAACTCGGCTGTGGGGAATTCAGCGGGTTCCCGGCCTCACTCTCGATCGAATACATCGGCATTGACTCCGGGACGGCGGGATGGATCGACGCCGGTCCGTTTGAGTCCCCGGATGGCACGCTCCAAACCTTCACGCTCGTTGGTTGGGACGGGACGGACCTCCCGGTGATCCACCGGAACGGCGTCAAGGTGGACCTCGCGTCCACCGATCCCACGGCCGGCACCGTCACCCTGACCGAGACGCCACAATCCGGGGACAACATGACGGCGCGCTACCACGTCGGAGACGTCCCGGTATGACGGTTGACGCGAGCCACCAAATTCGCGGGCTGCTCCCGATCCGGTTCGGCGGGTCCGGCAACGTCAAGGGCTACGTACCGGGCGCGGCGACGCCGTGGGCGTACTACCCATCCAACTTCGCGTCCGGCGGCACCACGCCGGCAACGTGGGGCGCGCTCGTCAAGCTGAACGGCACGTATCCGACCGTCACCATGACCACGACGGCGACGGATCGCGTGATCGGCGTTGTCCTCGGCACCTATGACGTGAACACCGGCGCGGTGACGTTCGGCGTGGACGTGCCGGCGGACGCGGTGGGCGCAATTGCACAGGTTGGCGTGGTGGACGTCCTGTTCCACGGCTCCGGATCACCGGGCCAATTCGTGATCCCGTCAACCACGCTCGGACAAGCCTCGGCCGTGGATGGGATGCGGAACAACGCCGTTGGGATGCTGTTGGAGTCCGTCACTTCCGGACACACGGCGAAGGTCCTGTTGGTCAACGCGCTTGGCAGCATTTCCGCCGGCTGCAACTTCCAACTCGGGCCTTCCTATCCGGGCGATGTCGCGGTTCAGGGGACAACCGGCCTGACCGCGGACGCGGCACACCAACACCTTCGCGAGCCGGACGCGAACGGGATCAAGCCACTCGCCACAGCCTCCGCGTCATCCGCGAACGGCGGCCACGTGGCGGCCAACGCGATCGACGGATCGTCCGGCACGTATTGGGAGTCCACCGGGTCCGTGTCCGGACAGCACTTGGACATCGATCTTGGAATGGGCCGGTTCGTCACCCGGTGGGTGATGACGCAACAGGGCAACGGCGGAAACTCGTTCGCGTCGTACGACCTCCAATGGTCGGACAACGGGTCCGCGTGGACGACCTACCAAACGCGCACCGGCAACGGTCCCGGCGTCACCGATGAGGCGGACGACATCGGGTTGAACCATCGCTATTGGCGGATGCTGTTCGGCTCGGCGACGGGAAACGTTCAGGTTCAGGAAGTCACCATCTACACGCTCCCGTATCCGGTCATTGACTCGACAACCGGCGTTGCGTTCCCGGCGCTGCTCGGCACCGGCACGCGCAACGGCTCCAACTTCCTCCGGGACGACGGGACGTGGGTTGCCGGCGGGTTCGCGAACCCGATGACCACGCAAGACGACATCATCATCGGCGGCGCTTCCGGGGCGCCTACGCGGCTCGCCAAGGGATCGGACTCGACGGTCCTGACGATCGACGCGACCACGCACCACATCACGTGGGAGACGCCATCGTCCGGGTTCACGAACCCGATGACAACCAAGGGCGACCTGATCGTTGGCGACACCGGCGGCGCGGCGATCCGGAAGGGCATCGGCTCCGACACGCAAGTCCTGACGGCGGACGCGGCATCCACCGGCGGCATGAAGTGGGCGGCGGCCGCCGGCGGCCTGACGCTCCCGAAGGTGATCCAAGCCAAGATCAACGGGACCGGCGCGATTACGTCACTCACCCTCGGCACGGCTCCGACGTCCGGAAACACGTTGCTGTTCGGGATCGTCGGGTTCAACAGCGGCAACATTTCGTCACTCGCCTGTACGAACGTCACGTGGACCTTCATTGCTCGGATCACCACGTCGGGCGGCGCTCACGTTGAGCTATACGCGGGCCACGTCTCCGGGGCGGGCGGGACGTCGATCACGTGGACGAACCCAAACAGTTTCACGACGGCGGTTTGCATCGAGATTGACACGGCCGTTTCGTCAACGCCTGTCGCCGGCACAACGAACACCGGACAACTATTCGGGGACCTGTTGTCGATCGCCTCCATCACGGACGGACACCTTGTGGCTTGCATCACAGGCGTTGACAACACCACGGCGAACAATTGGGCCGGGATCGACCTCACCATCCCGGCGGTGGGTGTCAACTTTGGGCGAGTCAACATCATGTGCGGGTTCGCGAAGGGAAGCACGGTGTACGCGCAAACCATGTCCAACGTGGCGGCGGCCGGCGGCGTTGTGCTCGCGGAAATCACGTGATGGACAGCCGGCGGACAATGAGGGCGTGGCGCTGCTTCGCGTGGGCCTCATAATGTCGATCGTGGTCGCGACGCTAATCACAATTGCGGATCGTGGCGCGTGGGTGTCGGATGACATCGTGTTGATCGTCGCGATGATGGTTGCCTCATTCCTTGCCGGCGTGATCTTTGGCGTGTGGGTTGTGCCGTGGTTGGTGGACCGCGGCCTGTTCCCATTCGTGCGCGCCACTCATGACCGGAAATGATCGGCCTCCCTCATCCTCGGCATACCGCACGGCTCGCCAAGCCTCGGCGATCCTGTTGGTTGCGGTGGTCGCGTTCGCGGTCCTACTTGACGCGGTGCGAGGCAACAGTCCCCAACCGCTGATCGTGGTCCCCCTGCTCGTCGCGGCGGCGGGCCTGTTGGCGGTGGACCTCCCGAACCTCCGCGGCTGACGTGGACGTCCTGCTCGTCAACCTGTCCTTGGAAACGGCGCTCATGGCGATCCTTGCCGGCGTGGTCCTGTCCATGGCCGGCGCGCTGTTCGCTCCGGATTGGGCGTTCGAACGCATCCCGGCGCACTATCCGTTGGCGTGGCTGTCGGCGCTGTCCGTGGCGTGGACCGGGTTCCTGTTCTACGTGCTGCAAACGATCGGCGCATTTGCGGCCGGCGATCCCCTGTGGCCGCGGATCGTGGGGCGGTTCGGGCTGTTCCTTGTGATGGCGCTCGCGCACGGACTGACGTTCAATTGGTGCCTCCGTCACATTCGACCGCGCCGGCCGAAGTGGCGGCGCCGTACGATAGGCGGCAACTAATCCGCATCGGGAGCGACGGTCAATGATCCAAGGCGGCGACATTTCCGCGAACCAATGGCGGCGCGGCCTCCCTGTATCGGCGCGGCGGGCGATGCTCGACGCCGGCATGAAGTTTCTGATCGCTCGCGTGTGTCTCGGTACTCAACCGGACACGGCGTGGGCGCTGACGCGCAAGCGGGCCACGGCGAAGGGCGGGTTTGACGCGTTCGGCGGTTACGGCTACTTGGTGGAGGCGATCGACGCCAAGGCGCAAGCCGAGACGTTCATGACGGGCGTTCAGTCCACCGGAGGCGTGGACGGGTGCATCACGGCGCTCGACATCGAAGATGACAACACAGGGCCGATCACCAACCATCCCTCGGTCAAGTCGATCGAACAGTGGGTGAAGGCGTTTCGTGACGTCCACCCGGTCCACATGCTCGGCGCGTATTCGAACGACGGCACGTGGTTCCGGCTCGGCAACCCGGACTTCCGGTCACTCGGGTTCGACTACGTGTGGCAAGCCGACTACCGCAACAACGCGCCACCGTTCCCGCCGGTCCCGCCGGTTGGGTTCGGCGGCTCCCACCGTCCCCCGCTGTGGCAGTACGGGCCGTTCCGGTTCACGTCCAACGGCACGCATCACGCAATCGATGGCGACATCTTCTACGGCTCCCCGTTCGAATTGGAGGCGCTTGGCGGAACGACCGTCCCGGTGCCGGACCACTCGCACTACATCGCGGCGCGCAACGACGAATTGGACGCGATCAACCGATCCATCGGCAACCGTCCGCCGGCTGACGGCTCGCCAATGAAGCAAAAGGGGATCAACGACGCACGCGACGCGGCGTCCGCGGCGGTGCTCGCACTCAAGACGGGAGGCTGATCCATGACCTCACAAGACGCCGTGGCGATGCTCGCCACAACGACCGGGACGGCGGTGATCGTGGGCGTGATCCTCAACGTCGCGCGGTCCCTGTTCACGCCGGAACACTTCGACCGGTGGGCGCCGGCGATCGCCGTGGTGATCGGCGTTGTCCTGTCCGTGTCGTTCGCCGTGGTCACGGTCGCGCCGTTGACGGGTGTCGCGATCCTCGGCGCGGTGCTTGTGGGCGTGCTCGCCGGCGCGCTGTCACAGAACGTCAACACGGTCATTCAGCGGACGATCCATCCCCCAACGTCCTAGTCCATGTGACCCGATCGTACGGGTTGCTCGGGTGCCTCCGAAGGCTTAGTGTTCGCATTGCCCGGTTGGAACGTCGGTCATCACTGAACTCCGACCGACCGGGCGACACGATCAAAACTTCGGAGGCACCTGTGTTTCTCCCCGATGGCAACTTCGATCACCCGTACAACGACGCCGGCCTCGACTCGGACGGCGAGCCGATCATGCGGTGTCTCGATTGCGACGCGCGGCCGTGGTCCCACCAACGGTCCGAGGAAATCACCGAGGACATCCGCAACGGGGACGCGTACACCACGTACACCCTCGCGCGCGAGTCATGGTTGCGTGAGGACCCGCTGAACGTCGATTACGACGCCTTCTGTCGGTCCCTCGCGCGGGATCGCGAGCAATGGGCCGGCTGCTTCGAACATGAGGAATGTGACGGCGAGCCGTGTTCCTTCGCGGCGGTGGCGTCATGAAGGTCTACCGGCCGGCTTATGCCTACTGCAACGCCACGGCCGGCGTTTGCACCGCACCTGTCCGGGCGTGCGTCACGACGCTAGTCACTCAAGGTGACGACACGCGCGGCTTCTCAACGAACATGTGCGCGAAGCACGCCGGCGCGTACTTCGAACGGCTGTTGAACGGCGATGATCGCGTCTACCGGATCACGGCGCCGGACATGGAAGGGTTGCCGGGGCGGTCCTAGTCCGTCCCCGTACCAACGTACGGGTTCCAACCCGGCGCAATTCGGCTCATCATCACGGCGTGGTCGATCGACCACTGATCGAACAGGAGACACCAAGTGTTCAAGGACATGTCTGACGCGGACCTCCAAGCCGCGATCGAGACGCTTCGCGGCCTCGCGGCGAACGCGGTGGAAATGCGGAAGCGGACCGGCGTCGGCGGGTTGCTCCGGGACTTGGACATCGCGGTTGCAGTCAAGCGGCAACGACAGGTTGCCGGGAATTGGACGGGGAAATGAATTTCACAACAAGCTGTTCCGTGTGCGGCCACATCCACGATCACACGGACGAGAACGCCGTTGACCTTGCGGCGCGCACGTGCGGAGACTGCGGCTATTGCCTCCGGGCGGCCGGGATCGACGCAGACACGCGCGGGCGGATCAACCGGTACTTCGACGCCGAACCCGCGGCGCTGACCGTCACGCTTGAGCGGCGGGACAACAGCGGCGTCCTGCTCGGGTTCACCATCGCCGGCCGGAATGGCTCAGTCCTCCCGACGATCCCGGCGGATCGCGAGGCGGAGGCGGTTCACGCGGCCGAATTGCTCGCGAGCCGGATCGCTTCCAAGGCGGGCAGCGATCGGCTCGCGGCCACGGATGCGGCCATGCAACTCGCGGCCGAACAAGCATGGGGGAAGGATTGGATCATCACGCCGAAGGTGGACGTAGACCCGGACTACCCAACGCCGGACGCCACGTTCTACGTCACGGCTCCCGGCCTCATGAAACGGCGCCGGGTGGACGGATGGCTCATCGGCGATCCGATCCCGTTCAACGCGGATGACTACGTTCGCGTACATCACCATGAAGGGCGCGCCTGTGCGTGCGACGCCGGCGAAGGGGATGGGTGGCTGTGATGTTCGACTCAATCGAAGGCATCGCCGAGGAAGTCCGCCGGTTGGCGGCCAACCCACAGGGCGTGTCCGTCCTTGTGGTCACACCCAATGAGGGGATCGCGCGCCACGTGGCGCCGATGCTCGCGGACCGGCTCCATCCGGGGCGGACGTGGGGCGAAATCCTCCACGTGGAGTGGGCGCCGGCGTCGGGCGGGTGGGAAGTCGTGGTGCGCGATCGCGGGCCTCGGTACGCTCACACCGTCTCATGAACGAACCCGCGCCGGCGCAAGCCGGGGACCGGATCATCATCGTCCCGGAAGTCGCGGACAACCAAGACGCGAGGCGTGGCGAACCGGAGCAATTCCACCGGGGCGATCGCGGGACCATCGTCGGGATCATGGGCGTTGGCTCGTTCGTCGTGGCGATGGATGACGGCTCAACCGGCGTCGTCCCGCGCGAGGCGGTCACGTCCCTTCGCGGCCGGACTGCTCACCGAACGGATGACCGAAGGCCGGCCGGCAAGGCTTGGTGAAGTAGGTCCCCGATCGCGGTCGGACGGGAATGTACGCGTTCGTCCCTCACGGTTGAAACATCACTCGTTCGTTCTAGTGGTTGTTCTAACGCTTGGGGGACGTTCGCGTACATTCGATCACACGTCACTCCGCGGACGAACCTGATCCGGGTCCGGCCGAGGCGTCCGCGAGCGGTCCACCAAGACGCGATGCCGGCGTTGCGGACCATGTGCAACCACGACTGAACGCCACCGAGGGAGGCGTATCCGAGGACCACGCGAAGCTCGCGTTGAGTCCCGGACCACTCCCCGGAACCCATCGTCCGGGCGACGCCGGCGCGTTGGTGATCGCTGATCCACCACGCGCGCGATCGGCGCGGGGACAGCACTCGGCACGTCAACAGGGCGGCCACATGGGCGGGAAGCGGGCGACGGTTCACGTTGCGACTCCGTGACACTCGGGCCGGTGTCCTATCGGTGGTGTGGCATCACTTGACACGACACAACCTGTAGTCGAAACTCGTCGCAATCGGCATGGACAGCGGATCGCGACGGGGATCGGTGATAGACGCCGGTCCTCGTTTGCGTTTGGACACGACACGGTACACCCGGTTCCACGTGTGCGACAGGTGCGGAAACATGGATCGCATCCCTCGCGTGGCGCCTCGGTTGGACCGGGATGAGGCGGGCGTATTCCACGCCGTGACGCGGTGCCGCGACTCCGTGGCGTGCGAGCAACGGCGATCGGGGGATTACCAAAGTACGGGTTGACCGGGCGTAATTGCGCGCGTAGTGTTCCCTGTGTCGGGACTTCCGACAACGATCGAACAGGAGGCAGCAATGCCCGCAAGTGTGGAAACCCTCGCCTACGTGAAGGCTCGCGGTGTGCCGTGGCATGGACTCGGAACGCCGGTCGAAACCCTCATGAATTCCGCCGAGGCGATCAAGGCGTCCGGGTTGGATTGGACGGTCGATTGTGAACCGATCCAAACCGCGGCCGGCGAGCCGATCGACTTCAAGCGCGCGGTGGTCCGACAGTCGGATCGCAAGGTGCTCGGCGTCGTGGGGACCAACTATCAGCCCGTTCAGAACGCGGACGCGTTCGACTTCGCGGACGGGATCGTGGCGGACACCGGAAGCCACTTCGAAACGGCCGGCGCGCTCGACGGCGGGCGGACCGTGTTCCTGTCAATGGAATTGAACGGCGTCGAACCGATCAAGGTCCACGGCGACAGTCCCGTTGACACCTTCCTTGTCCTGTCCAACACGCACGACGGCACCAAGGCCGTTCGCGCCACCGTGACGCCGGTCCGCGTCGTGTGCAAAAACACCCTCAACTTCGCCTTCGCCGGCTCCAAGGGCATTTTCAATGTCCGGCACAGCGGGGACGTCAAGTCCAAGATGAACGCCGCGCGCGACGCGCTCGGGATCACCGTGGACTACATGCGGCGCTTCGAAAACGTCGCGGCCGCGTTGCAGGACCTCACCGTCAATGAGGATCGCGCCGAGGCGGTCATCCGGGACGTGTTCGCAATGTCCGAGGACCTTGAGGGCGCGACGGACTCCAAGCGGTTCGCCAACCATCCCGCGACGCGGACGATGGAAATCTACGGGTCCGCGCCGGACCTCAAGGCGTTCTACGGGACCGGGTGGGGCGTGGTCAACGCGGTCGCCGAGTACGTGGACCATGACCGGTCCTACGGGCGAGCCACGGACCGCGAGGCGTTGGACGTCAAGGCAACGCAAGTCCTGTGGGGATCGTCGCAAGACACCCTCAACCGGACGGTGGCGCTGCTCGACCCGACCATCGCGAAGATGATGGATCGCAAGGTGGCGACGGCGGCCGCGAAGGTGGCGAGCCGGTCCAAGTAACCAACAGAGTCCTCCACGGAGGACACACAGAAACGCCGGCGTCAATCCCCCCTGACGCCGGCGTTTCCATGCACTCCCCTAGAGCGGGATGCGGCTCCGCGTGGTCGTTCGGGTTCCGGGGCGCGCCGGTTCGCTCCCGCACGACGTCGTTCGGCTCGACCGTGGGCTGTGCGGCCGGCCGGTCACTGATGTCCGTTGGTGCGTCGATCCGCGCGGCCTGTTCGCGTTGCGGATCGTCCACGTCGCGGGTGTGCATTTCCTTCGCCATTGGTCGGACCTCCCTGTGTTGCTCCCGACACGCGCATTTCCTCCGGATCGGCCTCAATTCCGGGCCGTGGCGCACCGGCCGGCGCGTTGCGGCAACATCACATCACTTGACCGGTTGACGGGTCCCTCGCGCGGTGGCACGATCCGTTGGTGGCCGGCAAGTGTCCGGCAACGATCGAACCCGGAGGCTCAAGTCATGGCGGAGAAACCTGTTACCTCGCGCGCGGTCAAGGTGGACATCACGATCACCGAACGGCGTGAAGGCGCCTACTCGCAAGACAACGTGGCGTCAACGTCGATCGTGATCCCCCTTCCGGCGTCGTCCATCGAAATCGGCAACGCCACGGATGAGGCGATCACGGCGTTGGTCCGCAACGCGGAGCGTTTTCGCGGCGTTGTTGTTGCCGCGGTTGACGTCACCGACACGGCCGGCATCGAAGTCTAGTCAACAGGGTCCCACGCGGCGGGCGCTTGCTAGGCGCTCACCGACCTCCGGGTTGGTTGCCGCGACACCGCGCCGGTTGTTCCCTGCTCGGGGGATGGCCGGCGCGGACCCTGTGACACCTAAGCTGTCACAGGCGCGCGTGAAGATGCACCGGTGTCCCGGTGAACCGATCGGAACGGAGGACCATGGGTGGCTCACCCAATACAACAAGTCGTGCGGCGTCCTGATCCCCCCGGACCGGGACCATTGCCGGTTCCATTCACGGCGCTCCCGCGAGCGGTCCACATCGCGCAACACCTGACCGTCAAGCCGGTTGCCGGCATGACGACTCCCG